TCATCATCTGGTTTGTTTATAATCATTTCACAATAATCAGCTAAATCTGAGTCCCAAGTTTTGTCTGTGTTTTGCTTTCTAATAAAATATTGAGATGTTCTCATATATTGATAACTAATCTCTCTGTATTCCAAAACATATTTCTTTGCAGCCAATAGAACTGTTTCCCAATCATAATCATAAGTTTCAAAGAACCATCTAAGTGCATTCTCTAAGTTTTTAGGATTAGATCTTGCATACTTACCACTAGATAACTTGATACTAGGAAATATATTAGAATATTTCTTGATGTTATCTTCAAAGTTATCTCCCAGTAAGTTTCTAGATGTTTTCTTTTTAGACTTCTTAAAGAAGCCTTCAATTTCAGTAGTAAAGATAATACTTTTATCTGTTAATGTCAAGTCATCTTTGAGCCAACCATCATTAATTAATCTTTTAGTTTCTAATTCTTTATTGATAAAAGAATACGGAACTACTTTATTCTTAATGCATTGTAATACATAATAACTATTAGGTGTTATTCCCTCTTTGACAAATTTTGAAAATATATCTTCCATACTACCATATTATTTTTTGACCATTATTTTCTTCTACAAGTTTAGATATTTTATTAAATATATCATTACTATCCCATTTAGAGCCATTATAAGCAGCAGAAGCAGGATGTTTAACACTAAACTTATAGTTATTATCCCCAGTAAGGACAGACCATTCTTCAGCTTTTTTACCCATGTACACATAAATTAATTCTTTATTGTGATTATTTAACCAATCTAACATATAAGCAGTAAAAGGTTTCCATATATCATAATGACTACCAATCTTACCTACTTCAACTGTAAGAGCTGTATTAAGCATAAGTATACCTTGTTTTGACCATCTGGTTAAATCTGGATCTTGATATGAAGGAAATTCTTGATACACTGTTCTTTCAATTTCTTCAAAAATATATCTTAAACTAGGCTGTACCTTATTTGTATTACCACAACTAAATGATATACCATCAGCTACACCAATCTGTGGATAAGGATCTTGTCCTATAAATACTACTTTTAAATCATCATATGGGCATTCTTCAAATGCTCTAAATAATTGTTTTAATGTTGGAGTAAATCTTTTATCTGCAACACTTAACTCATAAAGTTTACTAAGAATGTCAGTAAACTCAGAACTAAATATAAAAGATTTAAAAACTTTATCCCAACCACTTGGTTCAAGTTTAGCAAACATTTTTTGTTTAATTTCATCTATTTCTATTTCTGTTTTCATTTTTTATTAAATTTGTTAAAACATTAATACTATGGCTATCAAAGTAAAGGAATTAAAAGATGATGCTCAAATAAATATTACAGTAAATAAATCTTTTTATTTAATGGCAAAAGCCGCATCTTTTACAATCTTAAATTCTTTAAATGTTAACCACAAAGGGGATGCATATTTTAAAGAGCTTATGACTAAAAACTATGAAGATCTTAATGATACTGAAAGAGCTTTTTATACAATTATATTATTATTAGCTGAGATTGAAAAACAAGCTACAGAAAATAAATTGTACATGGAAAAAGAAATTTTAGAACCAACTGATCCAGGTTTTGTAGAACCTAAGCAAGATTAATATTTAAATCTCTTCCAATTTCAATAGCAGATTCTATTGCCATTGCTAGTTCTTCTTTACTACATTCTTTAAAAGACTTACAGTACTCTGCATCAGCTCCATCATAACAGAGTCCAGAATGCTTTTTAACTAGAACTTTCATCTCGTCAAATGTGTAGCCAGACTCTTTGGCTAATTCTCTAATGCAAGCGTGTATCTTAGCCATTTGTGCTAAGCTACCATTGTCTGAAGTTAGTCCCATAAAGACCTCAACTTCCTGACCTTCTTGAAGTTTATCAAGAAATAATTGATAAGAAATCTTTGTGCTTTCATTAATATGCACTAAATTTCCATTTTTCTTTGTAAGTTTGAAACTAAACATACGGTATTTTTTATTATATTAATATGTGCTTATGAATAATAGTCCAAAAAAAGTAACCAAGGAAAATACTAAAATTATTTTAGAATATCTAGAAAAATTCCCTAATTCACCAAGTAAAACTATAGCAAGAAAAATCTATTCTGAAAATGCAGGATACTTTACAGTCCTTGAAAATGTATACGGTAGAGTAAGATATTATAGAGGTCAAATGGGAAAATATCACAGAAAACATTTAGACAATAAAGAGTTTCAAAAAGAACTTAAAACAAAAGTAATGCAAAATTTTGTATCCCTACCCACATCCTTATCAGAAAAGAGAGGAACATTTACATTCCCTACAGGATGTAGAAAACTTGGTGTTATTGGTGATCTCCATATACCATACCATGATGAAGATGCTATAGAAACTGCTTGTGATAAAATGGAAGCAGAAGGCGTGGACAGCATCTTAATCAATGGAGACTTATTAGACTTTTATCAGCTTTCTTTCCATGAAAAGGATCCAAGAAAGGTTCACTTTAAAAATGAAATAGAAGCAGGTAAACAGTTCTTTGAATATATGCGTTCTAGATTCCCAGACATCCCTATTTACTTTATACCAGGTAACCATGAGAACAGGTTTGAAAGATATCTTAGAATAAAAGCATCTGAGCTACTTGACATGGATGAATTTAGGTTAGATGTAATCTTACGTGTTGCTGAATACAAAATAGAGTATCTTCCATTCAGAACCAAAGTTATCTTTGGTGACTTTCTTATAGAGCATGGTGATAAGATTCCTGGAGCAGGTGGTGTAGTACCAGCAAGAACTGCTTTAATGAAACTTAAAACCAATTGTATTGTAAATCACTTTCATAAAAGTTCTCAAAGCTCACAAAGAGTTTATGGAACTGGTGAATCTAGTACAATAAGAGCATATAGTCTTGGATGTCTATGTGAACTAGCACCAGATTACATGGAAATAAATGAATGGAACCATGGGTTTGCTATTCTAACAAAAATTGATAATTTAGTGTCCGTAAATAATTACAAAATAGAAGACAATACCATTATCTAATGTTTCTACCAATAGTACTAAAAGACAAAGATGGAGAGTATATTGAGCATCTCAATATAACTCACATTACCAGAACCTCATTTGTTAATGTGATGAATCCTGATGCAGGTACTAGAATCCATTTAAGAACAGGAGAAGTTTTAACAACTCCCGTTCCTATGGATATAGTTCAAACTGAAATAGATGATTGTTATAAGTCTGCTGCTGCTATGATAATGTTTAATATCCTAGCAGAAAAAGCACAGCTATCTAAGATCACGGATGACGTTGATACCCTTGGTGGACAGCAACCTGAATCAAATGATCTATAGCAGGTTTAGTTAATTCTGATTTAGTATCCCAGTCAAAGTTAAACACTTTCCATTCATCTAGGCTTTCATCACTTGCTGATGAAATTAAACTTAGACCTGGTAATAAGTCTAGTATGTAATAATAATAATCATACCCATTCTGGCTTTCACTATCTTTGACTTCTACTTTATCAAAGCCTAAGTCAATTAATTCTTGTTCTGTCATTTTTCTATCATTGTTTCCATAAACACAGTGTGATTTAAAATCTCAAAAGCATATGTATAATTTAAATCCTTATATGTTTCATTATCTTTAGAGTATGATCCGTGTTCTTTGATTCTTAGATCTCTTAAATTCTGTATGCTCAATGTTACTATAGCAAGATTATCTCTATCCTCTGATTTCATCATACTTATAATGTTTCTTATCTCAGCATCATTTAGATAATTATACTTTTTTAATAGCATTAGCTCAGCCATATATACAAAAGGGCGGAATTCATCCTTCTTAGACCCTTTATGGTACATATACCATAGATAGTTTAAATTATTATCTGAACCATCAGTAATATTATAATGTTCTTCGGCAATTGCTGCCACAAGTTTTAGCATTTCTTTTGTATCTCTCATAAATTTTAGTTTAGAAAATATACCTAATGGTGTTCCAGGGTATAATATCACCATGAAGTTTTCTAAATTCTTCAATATATCTGGATTTGTCTGATGATACATATCTAATATTCTCTCCTCCATACTGGGATATTTTGGTTTCTTGGATTTCTGGTTTCCAAATAAAGTCCTCGCCAGGAAGTTTATGTTCCAAATTATACTCATGTTTTTTTGCATTATGTGTAAGAAATATTACTTCTGCCTTTACATTTGAGAAAGCTAGATTAAAATATTTTCCATCACTACTGTGAGCACATTTATTAATTAATTCAAATAATTCTCTGTATTCATCTAACCAGTTATCATGTACAATTACAGGACTAAAGTTTAGATGTACTTCATATCCTGCAATAATAAAATAAGTGATGGCATTCAATCTTTCTATAATGCTTGATGTATTAGGTTCAAGTATTTCTCTCCACTTCTCCGGCATAAGACTAAATCTTATTCTGATCTTACCTTGTGGATTAAACTTAACAAAGTCACTGTTTACATACTTAGTAGCAAATGAACCCATAGCAAGTGGATGATCTCTAAAATACTCAAATATTCTTTCCCACTCATGATACTTAGCATGTAAAGCAAAGTCTTCATTGCATGAGATGTCATAAGTAATATATTCTCCTGTTTGATTAGGCTTCTCTACATCAGCAAACCAAACATGGTTGTTAATTGCTGTCAGGATATCCATAGGATTTGTTGCTATAGTTAATCCTTCCGGTTTATGCCTCTTCATATAACAGTAAGAACAGTTATACAAACAGCCATGACCAAAAGAAGGAGCAATAAAATCAGTGCTCCTCCCACTTGGTCTAATCTTCATAGTTTTTCTAGTAACTTTCTCTACCAACGTTTCTGAAAGTTAATAAAAGCTGTAGCATTTTTATTGGATTCAAATATCTTGGGCATTCCGTGCTTATCTAACACATCTTCCCATCTAGTAAAGAACCATAAGAATTTAACTTTCTTCTGTACAGAGAATCTTGTCTCTGACATTGGTGTAAGTTTTACCATTAATACTCTGTAACCCTGCTTGTCCTCTCCTTTCCTTAAAATAATCATATGTGTTGGTTTATTTAGTTACTTATCAAGTGTTATCTGATGATCTTCTAGTATCTCAAAGAACTTGTTCCGGATTCTTTCTACCATCTCCCATTCTTTTTCATCAAGTTCTTCATACTTCCATAGTGTTCTTAATTCTTTAGATATATCCCATAATGCTGAGTACATCTTACCACCTTGTGTAGCAAAATCAAATTCTATTTGATCCTCTGGTAGGTTAAATTCAAGTGTTGCTTTCATATCATTTCTATTTAAGTAATGGGGCAACTTTTACCCCTTATTATTAATTGATTTGTTAAAGGTTTTGTTATAGTAATCATCTGCCGTTGTAGGATTTTTATCTATTATTGACATCTTACAATCATACCAAGTATCAATTATATTTGCCTTCTCCATCTCTTTTGCTTGTTCAATTTCACCCATCATACTATTTTTGATACGCATTGGTAATTGCTCAACCAACCATTCTACTGCTGTT